GTACTTGTAATATCAGATCTTCACTCGCCCTACTATCATAAAGATACAATTCCATTCCTTTCCGCTATTAAAGAATTTTTTAAACCTGATAGAATAATTCTAACAGGAGATGAAATCGATGGGCATTGTATCTCATTTCACGACAAAGATCCTGATCTTCCTTTTTCTCCTTCTTCTGAGCTAGAGAAGGCGATTGAGTACTTAGAACCGCTATATGAATTATTTCCTAAGGCAGACGTACTGGAGTCTAACCATGGATCACTTGTATATCGTCGTGGAAAACATGGAGGAATTCCAAGATTCGTATTCAAGGATTATAGAGAAATACTTAATGCACCAAAGGGATGGAAGTGGCACTCTGATCTTACTATTAAATTGTCAGACGGGAGAGACTGTTATTTTCACCATGGCAAATCGTCCAATGGACTTAGACTAGGACAGTCGATGTCCATGAATACAGTGCAAGGGCATCATCACTCAGTCTTCGATATTCAATATCACGCTAACCCTACAAATATATTCTGGTCAATGATTGTCGGATGTTTAATAGACGACAAGTCCTTAGCGTTTGCATACAATAAGCTTCAGATGAAACGTCCTATTGTGGGATGCGGTGTAATTTTAGATGGACAGCCAAAGCTATTGCCAATGATCTTAGATAAGGATGGCAACTGGATAGGGAAGATTCTATGAGCGATAAGTTAGAGAACATGTTAATACGACACGAAGGTATGAAGCTTAAACCATATCGATGTACTGCAGGTAAGCTTACGATAGGTATAGGTAGGAACATCGAAGACAATGGGATCACAGAGGCGGAGGCGCGCATGATGCTTAGGTATGACATTGAGGCAGCAAAGACTCCACTCTTAAAATACAAATGGTTCACTGAGCTCAACCTGGCCAGGCAAGATGCAATCATTAACCTAGTCTTTAACATTGGACTTCCTCGCTTTCTTAAATTCAAAAAGACTATTGCCTATCTTCAAGCTAAAGATTGGGAAGGTGCTGCGACTGAGATGATGAATTCTACTTGGGCAAAGCAAGTCGGCGACAGGGCGCTTGAACTATCTGCAATCATTCTGGAAGGAAAGTACATAAAATAGTTTGTCTACTGTCAAGTAAGTAAGTAATATGAAATTGGATGTCCATAAGCGATCAAGACTACCATCATCCCCTCAATGACGACTCTTCCGAAAGCTTGTGGGCATCTCTAAATAAGATCATCCAATCTACTTCCTCCCGTACTGGCCTGCCAAAAAACAATTCTTTGGGAGGAGTCGCGTCTACTGATGCAGCCAAGCTTGGCAAGACTACTATCAATTCGTTGCACAACAGCAGAAGATAATCCTTTAGTTATGTACCCTAGCCCCTCGAGTCTTCTGTACACATCCGTCGAAGTCCATTGTTCGCCAAGGATAGGCAGCATTTCTTTTATTGGTTGGATCAACGGCTCATCAATTACTCGGTCTTCAACTAGAGCAACGAGGTGTTCAGACGGCATGTTCCAATATTGATAGCCATCTCTAAACATATGAATTGCTTCTGCAAATAGCTGATCTCTATCTGCTTTAATCTGTGACATCTTAATTGCCTTAACAGATCTTGGGATCCTCACTGGCCAGAATCTTCTTACACCCATGGCGGCAGATAAGTACTTGTCAGAGTTTGTAGTTCCAACAAACACAAAGCCTCTAAGATTCTTTACGGCCTTACGTGCAAAGAGCGCTCTGATGTGGTCAAAAGGTTTGGCCAGGAATGCCTTCACTTTCTCAGGCGATTCATTAACTAATCCCATTAACTCAGGGAGCTCGACGATAACTGACTGGTGCATCTTCCTCAATTCATCGACGTTATCTAATGCGTCACGTCTTGAAGGTGCGAAGGTATATTCTCCTCCGATTGCTTCAACTAGAGATGACTTCATAATACCTTCATGACCTTCAAGAACTACCATGGAGTCAAACTTACAGCCGGGCTGAATTCCCCTGGCCGCAATAGATACCCAGAAATTTTTGCCTACTAGACGATGATACTCACTGTCAGGTACGCCGACGTAATCAATAAAGAACTTCTCAACTCTAGGTGTGCCATCCCATTCGAGAGATTTAAGATATTCAAGATGCGGATCCTTTCGTCTTGATGCCATAAGAACATCGATGCCCGATGCAACAGTCTGTCTTCTAAATTTCTCTAGTCCTAATCCAAAGGTAGGTGATTGGATAATAGGCAGGAACATGTTGACGAGATCCGCATCTGAATATGATTTACCTTTATAGATATAAAGGTCTGTTCTTGAATCATGGTATAGAGTCTTGTCATCAAATAGAGCTCCGACTAATGCAGCCGCGTTTGATTCTGATGCTTCTACTTTGATCGATCCATCTTTGTGAAAGCCTAACTGAATCTTAGCTCGGTCAAAGATCTCTTGTGTTGTGAATGGAGTATCGACGACGGGTGCGCCTTCTCTGATTGCTACTTGTTTAAGGATGGCAAAGATTGTTCCTGGCCCGATTGGCCCTTGCTTATTTGCTCTCGCCACGATTGCCCTTGCCTGCTCTTCATCGCCGGGCGAGTAACTTCTATTCATAGTCCACTTCTCTGCGAGCTCATCAAGAAGTACAGGATCCTCTACGCCTGCCTTAAGAGCAAACAATCCGTCACGCCATTCAGATCTGCTTAAGCTTCCATTAGTTTGTAGCCACTCGATCTTTTGTTTTAATTCCTTAATCTGTCCATCTGAGAATGGGCGATGTAATTCTAAAGCAGCTTCCGGATTCATAGAGTCAAAGGTCTTAACCGCTTTGCCTTTAATGAGTGAAGAGATGTAGTTGAGTAAAGGTTCAGGCGCATACTGAATCATAGCAACATTACCGAAGTGAATGTCGTAGCCCTGCGATGGTGGCGCTCCCACCCAACCATTCCATTTTACGTCAACTCCGGGGGAGAGTGTGGATGGAGGTGAGAATGTATCGGGGTTAATAGATTCAGGCAGTTTGTAATAGAAGTGATAGCCCCCGGATGGCGTCCTGACAGTATATGTTTTAGGTATTGCGTATTGTTCACAGAAGTTTGCCCAGAACTCTCGACCATCATTCTTGTGTGATGTCCCTTCTACGTCGACGTCAATGATGATCAAACCATTCTGTCTGCAAGGGATACCGATACCTGGGGATCTTAATTCGACTAGCTCTCGATAGCTAAATGTTTTTACCGCGTCGCCTATGTAATCATGGGATACTTTCGTACCCGGCATGAATCTAATTGCTTTTAAATCTTGCACAGTGTCACCTCTGCTTAGTGTTTATATTAAAGTATCTAGTGCGTTGCATTCTTTAGGACAGTCGATCTGCTCGTGTTCGACGTAGCTTAGTTGCTTAGTCTCGGGCAGATCGAATGTTCTAAAAGGAAGCTCAAGGCCGTACGCTATTTCTAAAAGGGTGACAAACTTTTCAAACGGCAGTACGGCCATGGCTTCTAGTCTGTTACCTTTAGTAACAAGAACAGGAATATCGTTTGGATTTGTCGATCTTATTTCATGTATTGTTCCGATAGAGCAATAGTTCTGATGGTTTTTGCATTGAATTTTAATGCGATCAGTTCCCTCAATGTCTACTCCGATAACCTTCGATGCCTGATACTCAAGCATGCGTTCAGCTTCCGGAAAGATATGCCCTAATCTATTGGCGATCTCACGTTCAAACTGTTTACCTTTTTGAAGTGCGCCTCTATGTGATACTTTACGTTTAGACGATGTCACTGAGTCCGAAGACTTCCCTGCTTTCTTGCTCATATTTCCCCTCAAATTCCTTGATTATCTTATTAAAATTCATCCCGAATATTTCAGTCATCCAGACTATATGGTGCAAGGAACAGCAATTCCCTTTTTCAATAAACCTTATAGTTTTGTTTTGTTCTCCCGAAAGCTTTGCAAGCTCCGCAATACTCATGTTCCTACGCAGCCTCGATGAAGTCAATGCCTTGCCGACGACCTCGTAGAATGTTTCTTGATCTTTCTTAATCATTTTAAATACCTCACTCCGCATTTAAGATCTGCGTCAATCTTCATGTTGCACCATGATGGATTGATACACATGATACGTTTGAATTCTTGATCTCTTCCGTCTTGTGCCTGCGCCCAGATCTCATCGTGAACCACGTTTAATACATCAAAGCCTGCATTCTCTAGGCGATACATTGCAGGTACAAGAATATCCCTGGCCGTCGCTGATACGATATGCTCGGTAAGTAAACCACCATAGAGTTTAGATCTTCCTAAGATACCACCTTCATCGGTGGCGTAGGTAAGGATCTCTCTGATACCTTTATCCGTTTGTTCAGCATCGATCTGAGCGTGGTGGTAATAGAGATGGGATCCAGATGGAAGTCTAATCTGAACTCCCTTGTGTGGTCTTTGCATTGGCATGAAGTGCACCTTGCCATTGCATAGGATACTAGGTTCACCTAATACTGCACGTCTAAATGCCCACTCAGTTTCTTTCCAGAAGTCTACGATTGCTTTGTTCTTACGCCGATATGTGAACACAACTTGTCTTGCCATCTCGTCGGATAGAATGATGCCTGTCTTCTTAGCTGTATCAGCTTTAAATTTATCTGGCCCCATGCCGTAACCGCATCCAAGGTTAGCTGACTTACCGACTGTTCTTTCCTCAGAGTCCTTGGCGATCTCACTTACAGGTTTGTTATAGATCTCTGCTGCCATCTCTTCATACCACTTGGAAGGTATATCCCCCTGGCCAAGTAACCAATACAATACTGATGGTTCAACTCGTGAGAAGTCACCGCAGTAAAACATTAGTCCTGTGTCTGGGATCCAGATACGTCGAAGTAGATTCTTAACGAAGCCAATAGGATCTTTAAGTGCTACCCGTCTTGATCTAATAGTTGTAGTTAAGTCTTCAACATCAAGATCAAAGTCAATAGGATCCGCCTTGTTGTCATCCACTCGTGGGAAGTTTTGGATTTGAATTCCACGTCCGGCCCATCGTTTTGTATGCGCATAATGATAACTAAGTACTCCGTAGATTCTGCTACTATAACTTTGCTCAACTGCGCACTTAACTTTAGCAATAGACGTCGAGCCTGCTAGATCCTTGATCTCAAGCGCACGTCTAACTGTTGGGTGAACTTGAAGATCAGAGGCAAGCATGTCTCTAACAGTATCCGCCTGCATGTTTTCAATCCAAGGATAATACTGCTTAAAGAAATCCTTACACTTTGGAGAGTTAATCTTTACCTTGCCGCCCACTAGCATATCAAACTCATTAACTAACTTTGGCGCTGCCTCTGAGATAATTGATGCCATCTCATTAACAAGATCCTGATCGATCTTAATACCTCGAAGGTTTCTTTTAAACGTCCACTCCCATGCCCATCGTTCTGGTGCAGGTAGGGCAGGTATACTGTAGTATACGTCACGTAAGATCTTAGTATCCATAAGTCCATAGTGAACAAACTTATCCCACTCCTCTTCTGTGAGCGTAGGGAATTCACCTTTAGCGTTAGGCTTACATTGCTTGAGCATGATGCGTCTGCCATCTTTGTCTTTATTAAATGGTAAGTTCATCATGCGTGATGCTGCATCTAATGATGCGCCCATTCTAAAGTGACAACTAAGCGCCATGGTATCTTCTAAGTTTTCTATCTTCGGACGGACAAGGCCAGGAACAACTTTGGAAAAAACTAAAGTCCAGATAAGATAGTCGAAGCCTATGTTGAAGGCATTGAACTTGTACTTATCTGGGTTGTGTGCGACATCAAGTAACTCTGCAGGTATTTGCTGGCCATACTTCCAGTACTTAATGGATCCTGTTCGACCAAAGCACCACGTTAATAGTGTTGCTTCAGTCGATGGATCTGTAGCATACCTGACTGTGCCTGCAACTTTGAGATCAATTCTGCTTCGAGTTTCAAAGTCAAAGTGAAAGTCAATCAGGTGTGACATTATAAAGCCTCTGCAGTTTCAGACTGTTCTAACGGTATTTCTGACCATGGCTCGGTAGGGCCATTGGTTGCTAAGTCTTGAATATGATCTGCTATTGAACTTAAATCAACTGCCACCATCTGCAATTGTCTGCACTTATAAAGACTTAAAGCGTAATCAACTTTACCATGAATAGCTTCGAGTAAATCAATCGCTGAGTTTATTGTGCCTATCAATTCTACTTTAGTTTCCTCTGTTAATACTTCCATCTTTCCTCCTAAATGAATGATGCTGTAGTTTGTGCAGCTTTAGTTTTTGATACAATCGATTTAACTTGTAGCTCAAACAATGGAATGAAAACAGATAACTGCTCATCACTCAACTGAGAGATCTTAAGATTGATCGGACATCCTGCTTGAGCATAGACTTCGTGGATAGCAGGCATTAACTTATCGTCTGCAATGCCTGTACCTTTTAATTGTGCCACAAGTTTCTGAGCGTTAGCGATTGCGCCATCACGATCAAATGGTGGTTTCTGTGGCTCAACAAATGGTGACTCGACCTCTTCAAACTCTGCTTCGACTTCTTGCTTTACTTCAACTGGCGCTGATTTTTTAGGTGCAGATTTCTTAGCAGGTTTCTTCTCTTCAATTACAGGTGGAATATCTTTAGGGAACTCCACTTGAGATTGAGTTTGTGTTTGCTTGCCACGTAACTCTTGCACGTAATGATTAAGGTCTTCGATTGTTTCAAAACTAACTGTCAATTTAAACATTGTTCCTCCTATTAAACAAAGCTATTAAGGTTTTGTGGTGGCCAGGCCGGTGCTGATTCAGTCGAAGCGATACCCATGTCTTGAGCAAAGCCTCCGAAGATCTTATCGATGTTCACTCCTGCGCCTGTGGATCCTACTTTCTCTCCGCCATCAAGTAACATGACTGCGTTTACATTACAGCCTAGTCCACGCTTGCCGCCTTTAGCGCCATCGATGTTGTAGAAAGAAACATTGATTACAGCGTTACGACCTGAGTAAACCTCAGCCTCGTTGATGATAGGCTGTCTTGTCTTATCCACAACTGGTGGTGGGAAGTCTTTACCTGATTGAGCATTAAGCCAATAGCATCCTTTAAGATACTCTGGATTCGGTTTGCCATCTTGTCTTAAGTAGGTTTCATACTTCTTAATTGGATTAACAAATGCCTGCATCGGTACAGATGGGTGAAACAATTCTTTAGCTTTACCTAAGAAAGCATTTAGTGCTTGCATCACTTGAGTATTAGATGTCTGATCCCATGAAAACATTGTGTTAAAAGTTTCACGTTTGCCTTCTTCTCTAGCAACTGCCTTCAAAAGATTCGGATGGAAGATCCTACCTTGAAGTGTGAATGTTTGCTTAAAGAATTCTTTTTGTTGTTCAGGTGTCATATTATTCCCCTTGGTTAATCATCTCTCTGTACGTGGCCATCTCACCTAAAATGTCACGTATCTTTCCATCAATAATGTCTACTTTCTTTTTGACTTTACGGACGCAAAGAGAATCTAGTTTGTTTTTACCTACGACTTTTTCTATCTCGGTAATTGTTTTTAGTTTCTTAGTCTCTGGAATTATCTTAAATGGATCTATATTAAATTGAGTCTTAAGTGCAGCCGCAGCTTGCTCATCAGTCTCAAAGTTTAACTGCCTGTTGCCTAGCTCTTCAATAATCCTGACGCCTTCGACGTATTCTCCTGCCTCGATCCTCATCATTAGTTCTTCAGTCGTATCCTCTACGATCTTCTTCATCAATGGAAATAAAGCGTGGATCTTTACGATCGCTGCATCTCTATTAGGATTAGGTGCATTAAACTTTTCTATTGGTGCATTCATATCTGCTAAGAACTTACCAAAGTTTTCTTGAGCAAGCTTCAAGGGTTTGTCTCTCATTAGCTTACACTTTTTATCGATGTCTTTAGTTCTATTGGCCGGACACCAGTAACAATGATTACCTTCACATGGTTCTAAATTAGTTTCTTTAGTCGCCTGAATTGACTTCCATATATCCCCAAGTGTTTGGTTTAACTCTGGCATAGTGTATGTAATTTCTTTAGGCGCCATGTCTGTACGTGGTTGGTACACTATGCAACTAATCTTATAATCTTCAGGTACGTTGGCCAGGTATCTTGCTATGCCTGCAGCGTAGACTCTTAACTGTAATGAATTTGCCGCAACATTTTTACCCTTGCCATGCTTATAGTCTATGACTGCCGCACCTTTGTCTCCGATGATAAGACAATCTGCCGTACCAAAGCAGCCTTCCTCTGGAAATATAGGAACACCTTTCTCAATGCCGTAAGAAATTACATTGCCGATCATGTCCTTATTGTTTAACCAAAAGGTAATGACATCGACGTATCCTTGAGCGCATGCCATGATCTCGTCGCCATCGTATCCAATCAACTGCATCTGTAGATCATTAGGAAATGGCACGTCAAAGTATTGCTGTCTAAAGACTGCTTCGCATACTGAATGGGCAAGTGTGCCTTCCTCTGCATAGACAGAAGTCTCTTCAGGAATGTCTTTGCTTGCTCCGACTGAATAGTGACATACCATCCATCTCTCTGCAGCACTTGGACTAAACTTAGAGTGTGGCGTTGGACGGACAAAGTTTAAAAGATCGTTATGGATCTCTAACTTCCCCAAAATTTTTTTCATGATTATCCCCTCAGATATTATAGTAACTGTTAAATTCCGTCTGTCAAGCCATGGGCCTTCATTACTTCTTGTCTTAGTGTCTCGTTGATTTTATTAAGTTTATCAACTTGATCTTCTAGGTCTTCGATTGTCTTGTCTAGTTCTTCAATCTGTTTTCTTAACGTCTGCATGTCTTGATTTGTTTCCACTAAGTACTCAAACGCATCTGGCCCGTAGGCATTCTTTCTTGAACTCATAATCCTCCTCTCTTTCATACTGATTGGGTTATACTTTTCGTTTATACGGATATTCATATTAAAGTATCCAAAGTTAATTTAACTTCTTGCGATAGCATGTCTTCCACTTTGGTCGTCGCCTCTTCTTTGGCCCGTACTAAACTTAAGATCCTCTGGTCATTAAGGCCAGACGTCAGGAAGTAGTGCAGTGTCTTCCTGGCCTGGCCACTTCGATGGGTACGTGCCATAGCCTGCTTTACTGCTCCGTCTGTCCATGGATACCCATGGTACAAAGATACAAAAGCATTCTGCAGGTTTAATGATTCTGATCCGCATTTAAAAGTCATACCAAGTACTCGAAACAATCCATCTTTAAAGTCTTTTAAATTCTTTGCTCTGTCTGCTGCTGTCTCTGCACCAGTGATAAGTCTCACATGTTTAGGAAACTTCTCTCTCATCTCTTCTAGTGGGAATCTATAGTTAGCGAAAACAAGTAACTGCTGATCGCCTGCATCTAGGTAGTCATCTACCCATTCCATCATATATGGGGTCTTTGCCCTGGCCAGGCGTTCAAGTAACGCCATGTATGCCTCGGGCTCTTCGATGTTAGCATCGGCAAGTAGCTTATCGTCTGGAAGTCCTAGATCAATTGCAATCTCCTGTTTATCAGGAAGGTCAATACAATCTTCGACTCTTCTATAATGTACAAATGGAGAGAGTAACTGTTGAAGTTTATCCTCGTTTGCTACGCCTTCCCACTTGTTCGCCTTCATTGATTTCTTGCGCCCGTTTCTGCCTTTAGTCCATGCAATTTCTTTTTTCTTAGAAAATGTGCGCTTCCAATTCTCAAACCTAACTGTGTCTAGTAGGCGCTTACTTGCCTCTTCGATGGTTGGGCTAGTGCATAGTACCCATGAGGTATAGAGCTCTGTCGCTGCGTTTGGCATTGGCGTTCCTGTTAGAAGCATTATGCGTCCATCTTTAAACTGCCCTGTTACTTTAGTCATCTCAGATAGAAAGTCTGATAGTGCTCTGATCCTGTTAGTCTCTGGTGATTTTAGATAATGTGATTCATCGAAGATCAGCATTCTAATATCCATATACTTCAATGACTTCACTGCATTGTGTAGTTGTGAGTATGGATAAATTACCATTGAGGATAGAATGTCAGGTGTGTTGGTATGGCATTCTACTTTCCAAGTAGGGACTGCCGACTTAGGGACTATGACCATAAACTTAGGCGCCTTAACGCCTTGTTTTCTAAGATTTGCTATGTGCTCTCTAGCTAACCATAGTGTTGATAGGGTTTTTCCTAGTCCCATGCCATGCCAGGCCAGTGTCCCTATCATCTTAGAGGTCTTGTGAAATTGCATCAGATCCGATTGATGCTGTCTTGGTTTTATAATCATTAATCCCCTCAGATTAAATCATCTAATGCTTGAGTATCGGCAAGTGTTACATGATCCTTTAGTAAAGAAAAGAAATATTCGGCACGATATTCGTCGTCGACTGTCTTATCCATCGGTTGCCACAATTTGGCCGGTGTTAATCCTGTCCTATGTACTGATACTCTTTTGAATCCTGCTAATGCAAGTAAATGTCCGACTTGTAGCTTAGTCTTTCTTGTAGCATTCTTTAATCCTGCTCTAAGTATGACGTCTGTTGTACTGATAGGATGATGCTTTGACGCCACGTCTACTATGTCAAACGCCTTGCTGAATATTGGAGAGTTTAAGACTCTAATCAAGTATGCTTTACGTACTGATACATCTCCGACTGATACGTTTGAATCTTCAATGAATCCTAACATGTCTTTAATATTTCTTAGCTCTTTTAAAGTAGCTTTTGATGTCATTTTTAATAATTTATCTTTGATCTCGTTGCTTTCTAGGCTGTGCAATTTTTGCAATATTTCTTGTCTCATATATCCCTCAATAGATTTCGTGATCGTAACATTAAATCGTTACGATCACGAAAAATGTGTTACTTCTTCTTAGAAGTTTTCTTGCTTACGAGTTTCTTTGACTTGCCTGCTGAACTTAGAGCGATAGCAATCGCCTGCTTTTGTGGCTTCCCTGCTTTCATTTCTTTTTTGATGTTAGCAGATACGGTTTTCTTAGATGTTCCTTTCTTCAATGGCATAACGCCTCCTATGATTTTAGTCCTTCACTATTGATGGACTTGGTGTTGATAAGATCCCTTAGATAGTCTTCAAAGATTTGCCCTGCCTTGTACGGAACGCTCCCTAGATTGTATGGGGTCACTTTGTTTCCGTCGTGACTGAATCCGGCCAGGTGACAAAATTCATGGTAAAGATTTCCTGCTCTTTGATAGACATCTAGCTTCGTCTTTCTCAAGTTTATAAAAATAGTCGTACCCTCTGCATGCCCTATCGACTTACTCCAAGGTAGAAAAGATTTATATCCCTCGATGGTTATTTCAGCGTAATGTGCATCTAAGTAAAGTCCTTGCGCCACTTCCACTGGTGATAGTGATGTGTGGTTGTATTGCTTTACTTCCGCAATTTTCTTCATAAATGCTCTGTCTTGGCAGTGATCTTCTAAAAGTCGTGCCGATGCCCTAATGATAGGGTCATCGACGTTTACTTTGACTTTCATTAGTAGCATCTCTCTGCTTCATAGCTTCGGTTGCATGCTTCGACTGCGTAAGGTCGCCCGTAAGTAGGAATTTGCTCTGCTTGGCATTGAATGCGCATGTGCTCCCTTGATCTGCATTCATTGTCGTCGTAACGTCCGCACGATGCAATCAATAGCATAATAAAAATTAGTCCTGTTCTCATTTTACCCTCCGTTTGAGAAAAGATTTAATCTGGTACGTTTTACAAGTGTTGTACCTTATCCACTGTCTGTATATAAACCATGTGATGTATGACGATAAGAATGCCACTTTTATAAATTCCCACTCAACGATCATAATGTCCTCCGATGATTAAATGCTATCGGTGACATTTTGTGATCGTCAAGAATTAAAAAATTCATCTTCCTGTCTTTCTATTTCATCCGCTAACATGCGAAGACTTTTGATCGCTTCAAGGGTCATAAGTCTACGCTCGCCATCGATGTGTTCAAAAGAGGCGTAGAGCGTGTCGTCCACGCTCTTTGCCACTTGTCTGATTTGTCTTGCTATCTTTGCCACGTTAAGGCTTCCTGATCCGTCAATGTAACTCATTTCTATTCCTCTGATAGTGATCCGTCTTTATAATAAATGTCTTCTGTGTTCTGTAGTAGAATGTCGTAAACTTCGCTAAAAGTTAAGTCCTCTTCTGGGTGGGTTTCTTTCCATCCGAAGGCGTAGTCATAGCATGCTTTAATTTGTGCTGTGTTGTTTAAATTTATAAAAGTGTAGTATTTCATTTTCTAGTCCTGTTTAAAATTTCCCTACGTTTGGTTAGATAGCAAGTCTTTCCGAATTTTCGTGGTTTCATTTTGAATACCTTTTACCTTCCATAAACTCAAAATATTTTTGGGCTTTAAGTGGGTGATCAAATCTCGCTCGTGTTGTATTGTCTTGGGTGTTGACGACTTCCACGCCTACGACTTTTAAATTGGTGTGAAAGTTTGGGTGAGTGTAAAGTGTTCTTCGTGCATTGGTGTCGTCAATTCTAATAATACAGTGATCTAGTACCGATGGGCCTCCTAAGCTTCGTCGGTTGCCTATCATCAATGGGATTTTGGCCAGGCCGCTTGATCTGCCTATCTCGCCCATAACGTGATACTCCTCATTCCATGATCTTCCTGTCTCTGTGTCTCCGTACCATATGCGGACACGTCGACGTGAATGGTTTAGAAGGGTCAAAAGTTCTTTAATTTGTGGGTGTGTTGATTCTTTGAATGTCATTTTGTTTGCTCCTGTTTTAGTGCGTTTCTAAGTATGTGTTGCGCTTGTGTCATGTTGTACGACTCTCCGACTTTCTGGTAGTTTGTGCTTCCACCATTGGAATACATGCGAACGTCGAAGATAATATGCTTTCCGCCTGATAGGTTGACTTCGATTGTGTAGGGGCAAGTCGCCAAGTCTGGGCGTAGAAAAGTTCTATTGTTCTTGGTGTGGTATTTCCATTTCATGCGCATGGTTTTAATCCTTTATGTTGTATTGAAGGCAAATGGCCGAAGCGTATATGTGCCCGTTTCCATCTTTTGCAATATCTCTGAACGCCTGTTTAACTTCGTCCGTCATGCTTACGTTGTCGTGATACAAGTAGGAAATTAATTTTTTCTGCTGTTCTGAAATATTCATATCTGGCAGGTTTTCCATAAAGTCTTCGTGCTCATGTGTGAGAATATAATCTAGTACGTTTATCAAATATCTATTACCCATAATCTTGCTCCTGTTAGTTTAAATTAATGAATCTTTCCACGTCGTCGAATGTCGGAAACTCTCCGATGAATCCGAAGTCGATGTGAAAGACTGACCACGTTTTTCGCTTGGTGTACTGAATTATGTAATCATTCATAAATTATCCTTTTCTTAAAGTTAATAGTGAGAGCGTCCAGAAGACGCCCAATAGGATTAATGTTTGATGTGTTGTCGCTTCCATGGTCTTACCACTGAAGACAATAAAGAGTTTCGCCGTCTTCTTTCCATTGGAATAGGCTGTCCTCTTTGACTCGTTTCATGTCGTAGTGCTTGCGGTCGTCTGGTCTGATAATCTCTGCATTGATTGCATAGTTATCGGCAAGATTTGCCACGTCGATGAGGTCTGATGTTCTTACTCCGATGTCTGACAATAACTGCGCCATGGCTTCCTTTTCTGATTCGCTCATAGTGTAGTTAAAATTTTCTGCTCTGTCGGCTATCCTGTCCACTAGGTCACCGGCCTGGCCGATTGTTAAAAAGTTCACTTGCTCTTGGTTTCTCATATATCCTCCGAAGATATAAAGAGGCGTGATTGCCTCGGTTGTTATTAGAATGGCGCTTGTGTTCGGTTAATTCTGGACGCCTCGACGTGGCAAGATTTGCAGCGTGGACGATAGCGTGTTGTCGATCCTGCGACTTTGTAGAAATTGGCGTCGACTGAATCGAGTGAATAGTAGCGCTCGCACTTAGGGCATTGCTTGCCTTTTGTTGCGAGTTCTTGAAGGTGCATCTGCTTATCCATCTCTTTTTGCTCTTTGATCGCATTGGCGTTCTGGCGCTTATGTAGTTCGTCTATAATCTCGGGCAATAGCGCACCGTAGTCGCTTCCTGTCTCGGTGCGCCCGTCGTTGCCGTCGACAATTGATTGCAATATTTTAGTATTGATCTTTTTGATGTTAGGGAAGCGCTTAGAACCGTTGAATTTTGTCATAAGGTTGACGCCTTGTTTCTTAAGTGTTCATAGACTAATTGTTTTAGGTCATTAGGCTATGACCTGTTTTAGACTAATATAGCCTAATTGTAACGTCAAGAGAGTAAAGTCTTTACGTGTGCTTTTTTTATCTTTTTTTAATATAGTCTATAAAATTTATGAATCGACGTAGATAAATATAAATGACGCTATGCATTATATCTATTTATATATAAAGGTGAATGTCGGAAAAAAATAGACTATTACGCCCTCGAGGCAAAAAAGGGCATAAATTTCGTCGAATCGCAGTGGCTTATCGTTAGGCTATATTAGTCTAAAATGACCCCTAGCCTAATAGCTGAAATATAGTCGGATAATTACAATCTATAAACATAGCGTTATTTGATACCATAATAATCCAAACACAATCTTTTAACGTCGACGTGGGTTGCAAGGGCAATGCGACTCAATGGCGTAGCGACTCTCCACTGATCGACGTGGTGGCATTGCGGTCGTGGTGGCATTGTGGACGTCGTGGCGTAGCGACTCTCCACTGATCGACGTGGTGGCATTGCGGTCGTGGTGGCATTGTGGACGTGGTGGCATTGCTCGCCTCATAGTGCATTTATTTTGGAGAGTCGCTAGGTACGCCAAGGCATGCAGGTCTAAACGTCGC